TATCGTATAACGCTGTACCTAGATAATTTTTGATTTCTATTTGTTGAGCTACCTTAACAAATTGAATAAATTTATCAGTATCTACATTCCCATCAATGATAGAGTTTTTTATTAAATCCGTTCTCGTTATAAATAATACTGTTGCCATAATTAATTTTTAAAACCCATTTTCTTCCAATAAGAAGCTGTATAGCCTTTATAAGTCATATTATTAGGCTTTTGAGCTACTTCTTTTGCATTTTTTGGAGGTTTAAATCCTCTGCTTTTAGCTTGAGATGTAGTAATTGATTCCCCTAAACTATTTTTGTTTTTTGCTAATCTCTGATAAGTTTTTCTTAACCATCTGTGTTTGCAACGCGGACCTCCTTTATATTTCCATATACTATAGGTTGTTTTGCCATTTTTTCCAAATCCTTTTGTTTTTCCATCTTTGCCTTTATAAGTTGCATTTACTACTTTATCTGTAACTGCTTCTATATCCTCTTTTCGATATACTTTATTAGCACTAACCATTTTTCTACAAAATTGTCTTGAATCTCCAGATGCCCTTTTAGGATTATACATATATCTAACTAAAAACTCTATTCCAAATTCTTTAGCCTGTGGAGAAGTTCCATCTTGTTCGCTTTTTCTATATGGTCGAGCTGGAATTGCTTTTGCACTTGCAAGCTCAGTTTTGTTTAAATCTTTTATAACCGCGTCTAATTCATCATCAAATTCATAATTTACATCTCTTTCATCTACGATTTCATATTCTTTTAATAAATCTTCTTCATTTTCGCCTAAATCTATTAAAGCATCAGCAACTTCCGTATCTATAAATTTTTCTAAATCTTTTGATAGGCTTGTAGCTTCTGAATGATCTTTACAAGGCATATACCAAGTCATTCCATTTTCTTTATGTTCGTGATAACCTTCACAATCTAACTCTTTAGCTTTTTCAATAGCTTCTTCTTTGGTTTTATAAACATCTTGACCATCTATCTTCTTTAATTTAACTCCTGTTTCTTCTTCTCGTGTTTCTTGGTCAGTTACATTAGATAAGTCAGTAAATTCAAGCGGCTGAAGCGTTTTAAAGTATAAATGAAGCGATATATCGTTATAAGCTAGTACTTGATCAAAGGCATTGATTAAAAGTGTCTGAAAAGGTCTAATAACCATGTTATCCATCAATATAGAGGCAGTTTTTAACTCATCTGCGTTACTACCAAAGCCAGTATTGTCTTTTACCCCTAATAACATAGGAGATACAACCCTGTGAGCTACCATAATCTTCTTAGAACTCTCATCAGACAGAAATTGGTACTGATTATGAGCATCACTTAACTGAATAGGGTCAATTGTTGCTGCTGTAGCTGGGTCATCATTAAAAGCAAGTATAAACTTCCCAGCATTGCTGCTCCCCGAAAACTTTTCATATATCTTATTTTCTATAATCTCCCTTTGTTCAGGATCAGGCGTTCCGTTATTCATGTTAATTAACATGCTTGGAGCAAGACCATTCATTATATTATTTAAATGATAGTTAGATATTTCTTGTTCTAACTCACAATATTGCGTACCACCCTCGTAATCTGGCGGACTATAATACTTGTATCCTGCTCTATAAGGCTTAATATACATTATTTCTAGTCCTTCTTTAGACATACCAAAAGCAGGAATACGCTTTAGTTCACTACTTTTTTTATACTTAGACCAATCATTAAAATAAAAGTAAGCAGGTACTTCTCCTTTTTCGTTACATTTTTCAGCTCTTAATGTTTCAACAGGAATATGCTCAACTTTTACAATTCTTGATCTATCTTTTGAATAAATTACTTGCATTGCACATTGACCCATTAATTTTAAGTCAGAAGATAGTCTTCTTACAACTTCATCTCTAAATAATGAAACCATCATTGCATATTGGTCTGGTCGTCTATTAGAATCAGTAGCATCTAAGCCTTTTCCAAATATCATCTCTGAGATTCCGTTTATAATAGCCATATTGGTCGGACTTCCGTTATAGCGGTCTATTAAATATTGGAAATAGTCATTATTTTTTCCAAATGCTATCCACTCTTTACCCATTACCTCTTTTACTACAGGAGAAGTATAAGTACTTAAATTAACAATACTTAATTCAGTTTTATTTTTCATATTATAATATAATCGTTATCGTAACTATCTTCTGTAGTGTATTCTCCACTATTCATAGTGTAATAATCGTTATTTGCTTGATCTACAGTTTGATTAGTACAAAATATTTTATCTTTATAAATTATATTTGCACCTTCTTTAACTGTCATATCATAAAATCTACCTTCAACTAAAACAGGGCTTAAAGCTTTTGCAATTACTAAATAATTTTTGTCTGTTGAAGTGCTTATGCTACTATAGGTTGTGGAGGTATTAGTTGAATCGTCTCTTAAAATCATACTAACACTAGAGGCATAACTTCTTGGAATTATCTTCATTGTTTGACTAGAAGCTGTTGTCGTTAAATGTATCATACTAATATAACGAATAAACTTTATATTTTGCGTATAAAAAAAGGAGGTATTAAAACCTCCCTTCTAAACTAAATTATGAAAACACTATAACAAAGATATAAAAAAAAGGGATACGATTAACATACCCCTTGATTTTTTTAAAACAAGTTAGAATCCTATTAGTTAGGTGTTATTTGAGAACCTTGACTAGCTCCTGTTACAACTGTTGAAATTGTAAAGTCTGGTGCAGCCATTTCTTGTGCTGTAAATGTCAATGAGTAACCGTTTAGGTCTCCCATTGCTGCTCCATTAGAAAAAGTACCTGTCGTTAATTCACATCCGTTAACCTTACCTAGTAAATAGTAAGAGCTTCCTGCTGGACCACTATAAGCCTCAACCCAAATATGAGGTCTTGAAATAGCAAGAAGTCTTATTTCTTCTTGAGTATGTCTGTCTTGGAATGTAAAATTTAAAGTTAATGTACTTTCGTAAAATGTAGTACCATTTTCACGAGAGCTTGTAACACTAGTTTCCATTGTAGAATTGCCTTTTAAATCAAATTGATATAAAGTAGGCGAACCTGCTATTGCAGAAATTTCAAAATCAGCAATAGTAATAGCTCCTAAAGTGCCAAAATCAGCAAAATAAACTGACTTCAAGCCACCTACTCCTGATTTACAGGGTACTTTTCTACCTTTTGTTAATACACACGCCATAAGTATTTGATTTTCAATTAGTTAGCGTTTCAGCTAACAATTATTTATTATAAAAAGGGTAGGGTTAACTACCCCTTTAATTATTATGAATAGTAAACTAAATCAGCTCCTACTCCGATTTGACAACCTGCAGTCCAACGCATGATAACTCTTACATTGCGACTTCCGTCTTTATCAGCCATATCAATAAATCTTACTTCATTTCTGTCGTCAGCTAAGCCAGTTCCCCAGAATAAATTAGATTTAGGAGTTAACATCATTTTGTTGTTACCCATTCCGTTAGCTACGAAAACTGGAATACCTTCAAATGTTAATTGATTTCCATTAGAATACCAAGATGTTCCCTTATTATCAATACCAGCAGCACCTAGACCACTTGTTCCAAATCCACCTAAAGCTCTAATATAAGCTCTAGCTACATTTGTTGATACATAAAGAGTAAGATCAGCAGTTCCTAAAGCAGCTTTACTTGCAGCATCTACTACAGCACCCATTTGTGCAATTACATTTGCAGAAGTTATTGCTGAAGCAGTTACATCTACTACATCTCCATCTGCAAGAGCAAGAGCTTGAAAACCATCATAGTCATCAGCTCCTGAAGCACCAGCCCAAATAGAAGTCTCTGTAGCGTTTGCTACTTCGGCAGCTACTCTTGAAATTACATACTCCTCAAAAGAGTTTGGTATTTCAGCGTAAGCAGAGAATCCCATCTCTACAGCTTGCCATTCCTGAACTAAATCTTGCTTACAAAGTTCTGCGTTTACTTGTAGTTCTTTTGTTGTTAATACTTTTTCTGTTAAAGTTAAAGCGCCAGTAGCTGTAAAATCACAACTAGCTCCCTTAACTACATTTGCCCAAGCACCTACCTGTAATACAGATTTATACCTGACATTAGGCATAATTGTTATCGCACCAGCATCTAAAGTTGATGCACTTAACAATGCTGCCCCTAAAATTTTACCTGAAAACTCACCAGCGTAAGTTCCTGCGGTATAAGTTGGATTTGCCATTTTTTAATTGTTTTTAATTATTATACATTTTGCTTAATACTCTATCTAAAGAATTTTGCTGTCTATTTTGAGCATACTTTAGATTAAAGCTCTTTTTTACTTCTGGATTATGAGTAATTGCTTCAGCAGCAGGTGTTTCTGATAATTGCTGCTTAACTTCTTTCTCAAGTTTTTCAAAATCTTCTTTTTCTCCCATCTTGCTTTTAATATCAGCGATAGCATCTTCAAGATTTTTAATTCTTTTTTCCATGCCTGCCCAGTCATCAACTGCTGCTTCTTTTCCGTCATCTACTGATTCATACTCTTTTTCTTCTGCCATTTCATCTTCTTTTTGAGGTACATCATCAGAAACAACTCTGTAATCTGCAATAAGTCCTTCTTCTTCTACTACTAGAAGTTTGCCATCCTCCATTACATATTCTCCAACAGGCATTGCTACTTTCTCATCATCTGTTACGATAAAGATTTCATCTCCTGCTTTAAATGATTCTGATTCTACTATTGTTCCGTTTTCAAGTTTAGCCTGAGCTAACTCTACTTTTACTTCTTCTTGGATTTCTTCTTCAGCTTCTAATTGAGTTTCTTCTACTGATTCTTCAACTTTAGCTTCGTCTCCTGAGAAAGTTTTAATTTTGCTTAAAATTTCGGTTGATTTCATATTACTATAACGATTATTAATTTATATTTGCATTTTTAGATTTTACCAATGCCTTGATTTACTATATTCCCCTTACAGCATTTAACTGAATAGGTGTTGT